GTAGGATTAGCGCGTATGCAATGGCGTGATGATACCGAATGGCTCATCTATGAAGTGGAACGTCTGCGCGCACTCGTCGCGAAGGCGCCAGAAGCGCCGTATTGTGAAAAGCATGGCGTGATGGTGGCGCGCGACGAAATTCACGGCGAGTGGTATTGCCCTGGTTGTGATCGGTGAACATGCGACGGCCGAACATCAGCGCGAACAAGACTGACCTCGCCGATCTGCTCCATCTCCAGATTCGCGCGATGCATCTGCCGACGCCGGTGCGCGAGCACCAGGCCATCGAGGGGCGCAAGTTTCGCTGCGACCTGGCGTGGCTCGAGGCGAAGGTGTTTGCTGAGGTGCAGGGCGGCGAATACATGCAAGGGCGTCACTCGCGTGCGAATGGCATGGCGGCCGATTATGAGAAGTGGAATCTGCTGACGCTCGCCGGTTGGCGCGGGTTCTATTTCACGGGCAGTCAGGTTCGGAGCGGCGCCGCGATTGCGTTCCTGCAGCGTCTCTTTTCGGTCACCTAGCGTCACGATTCAGATACACCGCTACATCTTGCGATTGCTTACCTCATCCTAAGAGCGTAGTGTTACGCTCGTCTGCCGGGCAGGATTGACGAATTCTCTTGCGTGCTGTGCCTATCCGCGTAGCACGGCCCGGCACTTTCTGCCTTGAGGATAGTCATGGCTGTCGAATCGGACTCTACACGTCTCTTTATTGACGATCTGCTGCACGAAAACTTCACCTTACAACGCGACCGGTCCTTCCTGATGCGAGAGTTAGTCGCCACGAAAGAACTGCTGTCCGTGGCGCTCTCGCAACTCGCCGCGCAATATTTTGAAACGAAGGTCTGGGCGCCGCCGAGTGTGCCGGCTGATGTCGACGTCGTGGAAATGCCGACGGGCATGGTGACATGGCGAGAGATTCCGTGGGAGAACGACTGATGGCCGGCAAGCTCGGCACCTTCACGGTCGTCAGCCCCACACGCTATGTGATGACCGTCACGGACATCGGCGTGACGTTCGACTTGGATCGTGTGCGTCGGGACCATAACGAGTTCTGGGGCGAGCTCATCGTCACCTGCACGCTGAAAGGCGCCAAGACCATCGAAGGCATCCTGAGTGCTGCGGATGTCAATTTGTCTAGCCAGCAGGCCCGCACGACCCGTGCGAAATACCTGAATGAACGGGCCCAAACAAAAGCCGAAATTGATTGGGTAGGGCTCACGGAGGAATTCTGCCAGCGCGTGATTGCCTTCGACCGTCAGGGCAGCGATGCGCCGCTGTTGACCTCATTACCGATTCCGGTGAAAGGCTCCGGCTGGACGATTGACGGCCTCACCCTGCTCGAGCGGCACCCGATGATTCTCTTCGGCGATGGCGGCCAAGGCAAAAGCCTGCTGGCCTTATATCTGGTTGGCCGTCTCGCACAACAAGGCATCCCAGTGCTCTATTGCGATTGGGAATTTGACGGCGAGAGTCACCGAGAACGCTATCATCAGATGTTCGGCGCAGAACCATGCCCGACCCTGCGCTATGCCCGCTGTGATCGTCCACTGGTCGCGGAGTGCGACCGCATTCGCCGGTTGGCCCAGACCTACCAGACGCAATACCTCGTCTGTGATTCCATCGTCTTTGCCTGCGGCGCCGGCACGCCGCCAGAATCGGCTGAAGCCGCCTCCAATTACTTCCAGGCGCTCCGACAAATCGGCATCGGCTCGCTCAACCTCGCGCACACCACCAAGCAAAGCCAAACCCTCCAAGGTGACGATAAACAGCAAACCAAGCCGTTCGGGTCCGTATTCTGGTCAAACGGCGCCAGGGCCACGCTCTTTGTCAAAGGCGTGCAGGACCGCTCACGGCTCTCCATCGGCCTCTTTCCACGCAAGGCCAATACAGGACCACTCGGCGCCTCGTTAGGCTGGTCGGTCGACTTCGGACGAGGTGACATCGCCTTCAGTCGAATGGACGTCGCGTCACATGGTGACTTGGGCCATGAACTCAAGGTTTGGGAGCGCGTGTCACATGCCGTCGAAGGCGGCGCCATGACCACGGCCGCGCTCGCTGATCTCCTCGGCATCGAGTCCAATACCATTATTAAGGCGATTGGTCGAAAAAATGGCCACTTTTCGAAGTTTCAAGGGACTAACGGTCTGCAACTCATCGGCCTCGCGTCACCACGTTCCGACCATGATGATTCCCTTAGTTTTAGGTGACTGTCACGTGACACAGGACGTGACGTCACAAGGTGACACATCCCCCCCTTTAGGGGGTGTCACTTGTCACCTGTCACCTTCTAAGCATGACGTTTAGATATGAACTAATAAAGCCGTCACTTGACACCTATGGCACACTCTTTGACGAGAACCTGAAAAATAACCTGATGCCACGCAAGGGCGGCGTTCCGGCAAACCTCATCTCTGGGCATCGTCCTGGCCGTGGTCGACCACTCGGCTCGAAGAACGCCATCACAAAGGAATGGGTCGAGAAGCACCTGCGCTGGCGCGTCACCTTCGACCCAGTGGCCGCGCTGCTCGAGCGCCGGCGCAAAGGCCCAGATGCCATCTGGACGCTGCGTGACCTCGCTAACCTGAGCGAACAGGAGCGCATGTGTCTCGAGTCTTACGACATCGTGAAGGGCAACGTCGACGCGAGTGACAACGCGCTTGAGACGGTCATCAAGCCGCGGTGGTATGCGAAGGACAAAGCGCTCGAGCTCTGCGCACGGTCGTTGGGCATGTTGAAGGACAAAGTGGAAGTGACGCTGCCCGAAGAGCAGCTGTCACGATTGGACCGCGCGAAGATCCGCGCGAGAAAAGATGGCAGCGAATGAAGACCGCTGTGCAATGCGAAGCGAGCGACCTCGTGCGAGCGCTACAAGACATGGCTGACCGCACGACCCCTTACACTGTCTCGAAAGCCGCAGACCTGCTCGGGCTCAGCATCATCACGCTGCTGCGTCCGCAGCATGAACTTGTCTGCGAGGTGCTCCGCGATGTGCGGGATACGTTACTACGATCAACCGGAGATGATGAGGAGGACTACTGTCGCGGGGTCTGTGATGCCTGCAACGATTCTATCCAAAGACTTTACATGAGACTACCAGCGCGTCCCACGCCCCTGCCACCGCTGCATGGCCGCTGTTACGGCAAGCGGGTGCCGCGCACAGAACTCGCGAAGATCCGCGAGAGGAAGCCGAAGTGATGTTCTACCTATTGGTCGACGGGCATTGGAGCGGCGCGTACTTCCGACGATTCCCGCATCGCTGCCCTGGCTCTGACTGCGCGATACACCGCTGGCTGCTCGCGAAGATGGGCCGCTGCGCATGATGCGCATGATGCCAGCATCAGACCCGCGAGAGTGGAATCAACTCACTATCACCGGTTCTGCTGAGAAACCGCCACCACCGCTTATCGTCGGCGACGTCATTACGTTTGAAGGCGTCTATCGGCGGCGCACGTTTTGGCAATGGATGACACGCGCCCCGCGACAGATTCTGACTTATCGAGTCACGGATGTGCTCGAATGATGCCGCTACCGGCGTCCGACGCGCGCCACTTCGAGAATGAACTCCACGACTGGTGCGGCGAGCTCTACGCTGACCCGCTCTCCTGGGTCCGCGGCGCCTTCCCGTGGGGCGAACCTGGCCCGCTCGAGCCCTACACCGAACCCGACACTTGGCAATGCGAATTCCTCGAATGGCTCGGACATGAAATTGCTCAACGTCGATTTGATGGCGTCCACCCTGTTATGCCAATTCGCGCAGCTGTTGCGAGCGGCCACGGCATCGGAAAGGGCGCTCTCACGGGCATGGTCGTCGCGTTCATCATGTCGACCAGACGCAACGCCAAAGGCGTCATCACCGCCAACACCGGCCCGCAGCTGCAGGACAAGACCTGGCCGAGCATCACGACCTGGGCCAAGCGCGCCATTACCGCGCACTGGTTTGAAATCAACACCAGCATCATGTATCGCAAGGGCTACCGCTCCGAATGGAAAGTCAGCCCGCAGACCTGCGACCCTGACAATAGCGAATCGTTCGCCGGCCAGCACAATGCGGCGTCGACCTCGTTCTACGTGAATGACGAAGACAGCAACGTGCCCGAAGTGATTCACGAAGTGCAGGAAGGCGGCTTGACGGACGGTGAGCCGATGCAGTTCCTCTTCGGCAACCCGACGCGGCGCCGCGGCAGCTTCCATGACATCGTCTTCGCTGGCAAGTCGCGCGGCTGGAAGACGTGGATCATCGATGCGCGAGACTGCAAGTTCCCCAACAAAGCACTGATTGACGAGCAGTTGGCCGAGTGGGGCGAGGATAGCGACCGCTTTCGGGTGCGTGTGCGCGGCTTGCCGCCGAATGCGGAAGATGCGCAGTTCATCGATTTCATGCGGGTGCGAGACGCGCAGAAGCGCAAAGTGGAGGTATTAGATGACGAGCCGTTGGTGGCGGGATGCGACCTCGCGTGGGGCGGAAAGGACAGCAACGTCATCCGCTTTAGGCGAGGACGTGATGCCCGCTCTATCCCTGCTATCCGCATTGCCGGCGAACTCACGCGTGACCCTTCCGTGCTCACGAACCGGCTTGCGGACGTATTGGCTGGAAGTTACGGAGGACGGCGTGTATCAATGCTCTTTCTCGATAGCGCAGGCATCGCCGGCAGTGTCGGCACCAGACTCCGCGAGCTCGGACACACCAACCTGCTCGAAGTGAACTTCGGCGCCGACAGTCCCGACAAGAAATACCGCTACATGCGGGACATGATGTGGGGTCGGATGAAGGACTGGCTGCTGAACGGGGCCATCGACATCAGCCCGCGGCTCGAGTCGGACCTGACCGCGCCTGGTCTGCGTGAGGATTTGCAGCAGCGGGTGTGGCTGGAGTCGAAGAAGGAAATGAAGGCGCGCGACGTGCCCAGCCCGGACGAGGGCGATGCGCTGGCGCTCACGTTTGCGCAGACCGTGGCGCGGAAGGTGCCGGAGCCGCCGGCGCCCACACCGCAATTCAGTGGGCAGAACCTCGGGTGGATGGGAATGTGGCTGTTTCTGGCCGCAACCGTGCTAACCTCTGCAGCCATCTAAGCCATGATTCTCCGACTGCCCGACCTCCCGACCGCTGGCTACTCCACGCATCGAGAGCGGCAGCTGACCGATAGCGTGATGTGCTTCATGCGCGAGATTGAGCGTGACCGGCTGCGGCTGCTCAGCATCGTGTGCGACGGGCGCGAAAAGTGGGTGAAGGTGGCGGGCGGGCTCTGGCGCGGCTTGCGCATCGGTGAGGATAGCGGCCTGCTCCACAAGATTTACGACTATTTTTGTTTGCAGGCGTGCTCGCCGGCGATTCAGCACCAGATGCTGGCGGCGCCGACCAACGTGCTGAAGTGGCGCGAGTTGATTCGGCGCGCGATGCCCGACATCGAAGTAGAGCGCGAGCTGCTGCGGTCAAGAAGGGACCAGCGATGATCTTCGGTGACGACCTCGCGGCTGGCACGATGCAGCGCGAGGATGATGAGCGTCGACGAGCACGCAACTATCGCCGCCGTCAGCAGCGGAATTATCCGCAGTTGTCGTTGAACGCCGAGCAAACACTGGCGCTTACAAATTATCTATTAGCGCATCAAACCGA